CCGTGTAGCCCGCTCGCTTGCTTTGCGTCGTCTGAAAGAAATCCGAGGCCTACCCCTAGGGGAGGCTCGGGCGGCCGCAGACGACTACCTCGCGTGGATCTTCGGTGCTAGGCCAACCATCCAGGATCTGGATGATTTAGCGGCAAGCATCAGCCGTGCCCGCAATCAAGCGGAGACGGTGGTCAGATCATCTGACCGAAGACTACGCCGGAGAGAGGCGAAGCCACGTAAAGTGCGCGTAGCCTCGAGATCCACTGTAGAAAACCACTTCATGTCCAATGTGGGCAACACGTGGGGTATCTACAACGCGCAGACGCACTGGAACCACTCATCGACTCAGTCGATATGGTGGTCAGGCAGCTTCAGGTATCACGCAAGTGACACTCAAAGCTGGCTGGATCAGAGCACCGACTTCTTTCGCCGCATTGACCTGTTAACAGGCATTGGCGTAGATGTTCGGACTGCGTGGGATCTCATCCCATTCTCCTTCCTCGCTGACTGGTTTGCGAACACCGGTAACTTTTTGGAAAACCGGCAGATCATCGCAGACTACAACATCGCCTGCGAGTATGGGTACGTGATGGCCCATACTTACACTACCCGGGATTTGGTTGCGCGTGGAACCTTCCAGCGTGCCAGTACTTCTCCCGCGACTGTGGCCTTCTTCGGCACACAGCCTGCCGCTGCTTCCTACCAGTACAAACTGGAAAGGAAGGAGCGATTCAGGTGTTCTTCGTTCGGTTTCGACACCGACTTCGAAAACCTGAACCCGCAGCAGTGGGGTGCACTGACAGCCCTCGGGTTGTCCGTCGCTCCAGGTAGTCCTCCTAGGATTCGATCCTAGGTCACGTTGCGGAAAGTCCGTGACGTTTCACATGCCTTATGGAGGCACATGACCCCAGAATGGAGCACACATCATGGCCCTTGCTGACCCTCAGTCCCTGCCTACGACGCCAGCGGCTACGCCGCTGGATCGGATTTCGACGGCTCTCGGTTCGTTCGCCTCGGCGGACACAACCTACGAGCTCTCGGTTCAGCACTCCCGCAACTCGCGTTCGCGTCACGTCGTGAAGCTTACGCAGCGGAAGATTTCTGCTGACCCGCTCCTCCCCACCACCAACCGTGAGTACACGCAGAGCGTGCACGTGGTCATCGACCACCCCCTTCAGGGGTTCACGGCGGCGGAGGTGACGTCGTTCTCCGAGATCTTCGTCAACTACCTGGACACCGCCGGCCTTCTGGCCGACATCGTTCAGGGGCAGGCCTGATCGTTCGCAACTAGCTGTGAGACCTTGGATGCCTATCCCTAATGGAGGGATGCATGAAAAGCCTCGTAGCTCTAGCGGAGATGCTCTTGCGAGACATCTCCACCCAGTACTCACTCGACTCCTCGCGCGACTTGGAAACTCTTCGCGCGCGCCATGGTAAGGAAGGCGAACCTTTCCTTACCATAACACTGGATGCCTATAGGGTGGCTTTCGAAGCCGCCCTTGAAGCAGGCACCTGGGACAACATCCTGATTCCGGGATTCCGGAAGGATGGACGGCTCCCCGCATTCCTGCGGGGTTTCGTCTCCCTAGTGTTCCAGAGGAATGGACAGATTCGATCCAACCCTGACTGGACGGCCGTTAAGGCCATCCGTCAGCTCACTGGCTTTGCAGCCAAGATGAGAGTCGAATGCGATCCGCGGTAGACCCTTCGTGCCATTTCCGACTTCAAGTCGGTTGACGCACGCGCGGTTACCGGAGCAACGCCGGCCCTAAAGGCCGTCTTTGCGGATCTCTTCGATGGCGTGATGCGCGATGTCGAGACTCGTCTCGACAACTTCGACCTCCATGTCAAACATGGAGACGGAGCCTCGCAGGACAAACTCCTACCGAATTCACGGTGGAAGTTTCCCAACTGGGAAGAAGGACTAGAGCCCTTCTTCCCGTCCTACGAGTACGCGTATCTGAACCCAAGGCATGCCTTGGTGGATCGAACCACAGAAGCAGCGACTCAACCTGTTCGGGTTGAGTTCGTCCCCAAGACTGCGAAAGGTCCTCGGACCATCGCAATCGAGCCGAGCTGGAAGATGTACTGCCAGCAAGGTTTGTGGAACGCATTGGCTGAGTCCATCGAAAGACGCGGTCTCCCTCCTCGGTTCTCGGATTCGTCCAAGAACCGCACTCTGGCCCGAGAGGGCTCAGTGTCGCGGGAAATCGCTACGATCGATCTCTCAGCCGCCAGCGACTCGGTTTCTTCCAGACTTGTCTGGGAACTCACGAGCGGCCGCCCAGAATTTCGGGCTGCCTTGTTCGCTGCGCGCTCCAGTCAGGCTACTCTACCTGACGGGACTACCCTTACTCTCAACAAGTTTGCGAGTATGGGAGCTGCCACGTGCTTCCCGATTGAAGCCAT